TTATTATGGCAGATTTTGTAACTGCTGGCACACAGACTGTTGAAGTCAATGGAAGTGTACTGTTTGCAGCAAACCGGGTATATTCCTGTAATTGCCCAAATATAAGGCACGAGCCACTTTCTGGGAGAGTGGTTTTACTTCCTGGCCTGTACCGTGTAGGCTTTAACGGAAACTTTTCCGCAGCCGCAGCAGGTGACGTTATCTTTGAAGTGCAGCAGGACGGCGAAGGCATTCCCGGTGCAAGAATACAGAACACAGTTGCCACCGGCGCAACAATCAATGGAGCAGCAACTGTAGAAGTAAGGGTGTGCAAACCATGTTGCGCTACCTTATCGGTAAAAAACGTTGGAGCCACAGCGGCGACAGTATCAGACGCTAACCTTGTTGTTAGCAGAATAGGTTAAGGGGGTAAGGCTATGAGTTATAAGATGATGCAGAATATCCATGAAGAGCTGGATAAGATTGCGGAAAAGGGCCTGAACACTAGCAACCTTGAAACCGCATACAAACTGATAGACATGTGGAAAGACATGGAGAATGTAGAGTACTGGAAGTGCAAAGAAGAGTACTACAATCAGGTAATGGACGAAATGGACGGCGGAGAATACAGCGAAGCGCGTCGCAAGCGCGACAGCATGGGACGTTATAGCCGTGCTGATGGAATGTCGCAGGACTATGATAGTGACAGTTCTTATCGCGGCACACGCGGGAAACATTACGTCAGAGGACACTACAGCCGTGCGACCGGTCCGGCCTATGACGACTACATGAATCAGAAGCAGAGCTACAGAAGCGGCGGGAAAGATGAAGATTGCAAGCGGCGTATGCTTGCGGCACTTGAACATCACATGGATGAATTGACCGAGGAACTGGGCGAGATGAGCCGTGACGCTGAGTGCAGAGAGGAAAGGGAGGTCATGAAACGCTATATAGAAAAACTGCGTAACATGATGTAATCTAAAAGGCAGGATTAACTTCCTGCCTTTTTATGATGAATTTGTACCGGACGCGTCAAAGCGTCTAGAATATCCCATCCTCTGTATATGCGGCTATGTACCCTTGTATAAGGAACTCCGTATTTTCTGCACCAATTTGCTAGAGAGTTTGTAACGCCGTTTATTGTGAACATTAAATTCCTATTTGTATTATTTCCTTGTTGAACATCTGTAGCCAATCTACAATTTGATGGCTCATATCCCTTGGCATTATCAATTCTGTCAATAGATAAATTTTCTTCATACCCATTATTTAAAGCCCATTTTTTAAATTTCTTATACTCTTTCCATTCTTGGCAAACAGCTATTCCTTTTTCTCCATACAAATAGTACGACTTGTGTTTTGGGCTATAGCAACGTAACATCATATCATGCCATATACGATAAATCCGAGTATTTGTATCTCCGTGAGTAGTATTTCTTTCTATGGCAACCTCCCTGTTATAACAGCCACATGATTTTGTATGCCCACTAATTAAGTTTTGTTGATGAACAATTACCGAGTTTCCACAGTTGCATTTACATTCCCATAAGGTTTGTTTTCCGTTGCTTTTTCCGGCATACCGTATGGCTACTAAACGCCCAAAACGCTTCCCTGAAATATCATCCACTTTGGGAGTTCTGCAATTTTTACAGCATTTCTCGTAAGGAGATTTTAATGCGAACGCACTTGTTATAAATCGCGTTCCGCAGTCGCATGCACATTCGTATTGAACGTATGATTTTTTCATAGGAAGTTTTTTTAATATAGTCAATTTCCCTATTTTTCTTCCTGATAGATTTTCCTTGTTTATGCAGCCGCATGATTTTGTTTTTCCGTCACGCAGATTCCCAGAATAGATTTTTCGCTCTGTTCCACATTGGCAGCGACATAAATAATACTGATTACCAAGGTATTCTAGGACTGTCCACATTCCAAACTTTTGACCTGTTAAATCAATTCTTTTTGTCATTAAGTAACCCCTTCCTATATTCGATATTATACCATAAGAACGAGAAACAATCAATTGGTATATAGTTAGAAAGTGGGGATAAGAAAAGTAAAATAATCTGGTATAATGAGAGGGGATATCTAACCTTACAAAATGTGGGGACGATTATTCCTTATGAATATAGTAAAATGGGAGTAAGAATAAACAGAAAGGGTGAAAACATGGTAAAAGATGGTTGGGTTTACTGCCCTATATGTAATAATAAGACAAGAACAAAAATAAGAAAAGATACAGAAGCCAAGAATTTACCTGTGTTTTGCCCAAAGTGCAGGAATACAACTGTTATGGATATATATGGAAGTGAAATAAAAAGAATGCAAAGCATTAAATAGAGCCAGTCGCCAGTCGCAGAGCCATACAGATTACAGCAATGTAGTTTGCATGGCTTTTTACTATATTTGAACCTCCCTCCTATAGCACATGTCCTTAACAGAAACAGGTCCTAGCTCATAGAGTAAACGGCCTGTAGGTTGAAAAGCGGATGCAATTTCCGGCATGTGCATTCCTTCTAAAGGCTATCCTCCTCCCGTAATGGAGATAGAAAAAACTTGTCAGTTATGACCTGGACGAAACTGAAAAATGATACGGCATTGTTTTGGTGGGATATCGGCGGGCTGACAGCATTTCAGAGTACATATGCGGCGCAAAAAGGCGTGACGAGGAGTTTTCAAGAAATGCAATCGGGAAATAGCTCAGTTGGTAGAGCAGCAGCCTTATAAGCTGTGTGTCAGAGGTTCGATTCCTCTTTTCCCGTCTAGTCGGGTCGCTCCCGGATGATGTGAGAGCACGCAGAATGCCTCACAGAGAATGACAATGCCTGCTGAAAACTACTGCGATAGTTCCAGGGACTAGGACACGGGACTGAAATTCGCAGTGTGACAATCTAAGCAGGAACTGCATCATGAGGATTCGCCAAGCGGTTAAGGCACCGGGTTTTGACCCCGGCAAAGAAGGAACACTCTTTACGCTGGTTCAAATCCAGCATCCTCAGTTTTGGACACGCCAAGTCCTACAAAATGGCAAACCGTTGGTGGACGGTTACACACCTACAAATAACCTAATAACGGAAAAAAGGAGAATCATCAATGAAAACCGAAGAATTAAAAGCACAGGGATTGACAGAGGAACAGATATCTTTTGTCATGGCTGAAAATGGGAAAGACCTCAAAAAGTTGCAGAAAGAAAACGACAATCTGAGCGCGGACCGGGATACCTGGAAAGAAAAAGCAGAAGCAGCAGAAGCAACGCTGAAAGGCTTTGAAGGGGTTGACCTGGAGACGATGCAGAGGGAAATATCTGACTGGAAACAGAAAGCTACAGAAGCCGAGAAAAAAGCCCAGGAGCAGCTTTACGAGCGTGACTTTTCGGACGCTCTGAAAACGGAATTTGAGGGTATTAAGTTTTCCAGTGAAGCGGCTAAACGTGCAATTATGGCAGAAGTAAAAGAGGCCGGTTTAAAACTGAAAGATGGTAAAATTCTGGGGCTGAATGACCTTTTGTCTCAAATGAAAGAAAAAGATGCTTCGGCTTTTGTTGATGATGCACAGCAGCAGGTACAGCAGAACATGGCGAGGTTTACCGCACCAGTAGGTAAGCAGAATACGCCAGGAACTATGACACGAAAGGATATTGAAGCGATTAAAGACCCGTCTGAGCGCCAGTCTGCAATCGCCAGTAACCTACATTTATTCGGTAAAGGAGAACAGTAATGGCAGCAAAAGCCAATTTAATTACAAGTGCAGACATACAGGTTACGGCTCGCGAAATTGATTTTGTAACACGCTTTGAAAGGAACTGGCAGCACCTCCGGGATATCCTGGGGATTATGCGTCCTATTAAGAAAACACCGGGCGCGGTGCTGAAAAGCAAATATGCAGAAGGAACTTTACAGAGCGGTGCTGTAGGCGAAGGAGAGGAAATCCCTTACAGCAAATTTACAGTAAAGGAAAAGACATATGCGGAAATGACCATAGAGAAGTATGCAAAGGCCGTTTCCATTGAAGCAATTAAGGACCACGGCTATGAAAATGCCGTCCAGATGACAGACGACGAATTTTTGTTCCAGCTTCAATCGGATGTAACAGAACGATTCTATACATATCTGAATACCGGTACACTTACCGGAACAGAAACCACTTTCCAGATGGCCCTTGCTATGGCAAAAGGAATGGTAGAAAACAAATTCAAACAGATGCACCGGAATGTTACAGGTGTGGTTGGGTTTGCGAATATTCTGGATGTATACCAGTACTTGGGGGCTGCTGAAATCACTGTGCAGAATCAGTTTGGTTTCCAGTATCTCAAAGATTTCATGGGATTCAATACAATCTTTCTGCTGTCCGACTCGGAAATTGCAAGAGGAAAAGTAATAGCTACACCAGTGGAAAACATTGTAATGTACTATGTTGACCCAAATGAAAGCGATTTTGCACGGGCTGGACTGGTATATACCACAGGGGCCGGAGAAACAAACCTTATCGGATTCCATACACAGGGTAATTACAACACCGCTGTTTCCGAGGCATTTGCAATTATGGGATTAACTCTGTTTGCGGAATACCTTGATGGTATTGCAGTTATCACCATCAGCGCGGGGGGAGCGTAGCCGCCAGTAATCTATCCCTGGACGCTGACGGCGAAGATTTGACAGGGAGCAAGAAAGCAAGAAGCAGATAAGGAGGAACCGGCATGGCATATGCAGATTATGAGTTTTACACAACAAAATACTACGGCAGTGCCATACCGAATTCCCAATCATTTGATAAGCAGGCAGAACGGGCAAGCGACTATCTTGACCGTATAACATTTAACCGATTGGTTGACGGCCTCCCAGAAAATGAACGAGAGCAGACCAAAATCAAGAAAGCCGTATGTGCCTTAGCTGATAAACTGTATGGTTTGGAACTGGCAGAAAAACAGGCGCTATCTGCCGCCGCTGGAAGCATAACCAGCGGGACCGGCGGCGCAACCACGGGCGTTATCACGTCAAAGTCATCCGGTTCCGAATCAATCAGTTATGCATCTCCGTCTGAAATAGCTAACGGAGCTAAAGCCTGGAGTGCTGTATACTCTGCGGCAGGGGATGAACAGGCAACTAATAAACTCCTGTATGATACAGCAAAGGTGTATCTGATTGGGGTAAAGGACAATGAAGGGATTCCACTTTTATATGCAGGACTGTAAGGTAAATATTCTGGCAACGGAATGGAAAATTGTGCAGCGTGATGAAAAAAAGGATGAAAACCTGGATGGGAAATTTAGGGATGGATATACCGATTTTTCTACACATACGATTGTGATTTGCAATAAAAGGGACGATTGCGAATTAAAGGACTATGAAGGATATAAAAATTCCATATTACGACATGAACTCATTCATGCGTTTTTGTATGAAAGTGGTCTGGATTCTTCAAGTTCAAATACATGCGAAGCTTGGGCAACTAACGAAGAAATGGTTGACTGGCTTGCCATTCAATCTCCGAAGATTTTTAAAGTATTCAGGGAATTGGATTTACTCTGATTTCAGAAAGGCTAAAAAATGGACATTACAACATTAGGAACATGTGTGGCTATTGTGGCCCTGAGCTATGTGGTTGGCCTTGGATGCAAGGCGGCAAAGAAGATACCGGACGAATGGATTCCGGTCATCATGGCTGTTGTCGGTGGCATTCTAGGCGCGCTTGGTATGGGGACAATCCCAGACTTCCCGGCATCGGACTATATCACGGCTGTGGCGGTCGGTGCTGTGTCTGGTCTGGCAGCTACAGGGGTTAACCAGATGTATAAGCAGATGAATAAATAATGGAGGGGATACCTTATGTACAATGCCACGGTGACTGTTTTTAACTATTATGAATCATCCACAACTGGCGTTGGACTTTGGTATCCCCATGTATTATCTGGCGTTGACCTTAATACCGACAAGGGCGCGATACTAAAAAAATATGGGTCAGACAGCACGGACAACGCCGAATTACACATAGTTTACGAATTACAGGATGGCAAACAGATAATCCGCGATGCAGACGGTAAAGAATTGCCGTGGCTCCCTCCGAAGAAATGGAGGCGGCAGGTAAATGATTTGTTGGACGATACCATTACCTTTGATGCATCGGATGATTGTTTTTTTTGGGAAGGGGTATGGGATAGTGGTTCAGTAAACGATGAAGATTATCGTGGCGGGTTTTATGCCTATATGAATAATCAGTATGACTTCGTATATTTGGTATCCTCTGTTGGAGGTCCATACTCTGTGATTCCTCACTTTGAGATATTGGGTAAGTAGTATGACAAGTAAATCGACACATTTTAAAGGCTTTTCCATTATTGATGCTGACATCAAAGTACAGCTTGATTTATCCCGATTTGATAAACAATTCCAGCGTGCGCAGTATGAGCTTGATGGAAATGTAATGAATAGTATGGTGCCATTTATGCCTATGATATCCGGCGATTTTGTTGATATTACCAGAGCTGAAAGTGCCGCGATACAAGGAATCGGAAAAGTATATGCTGCTTATGGACCTGCTGGACCGTTTTTATATCAAGGTAAGGTGATGGTTAGCCCAGTGACAGGCAGTACATGGGCAAAAAAAGGCGAAAAGAAAGTGCTGGTTAGCCAGTATAGCGGAAAAACCAAAGCAAAAGAAGATTTACAGTATACCAAAACAGCGCACCCTAAGGCACAGGCTAAATGGTTTGATGCAGCCAAAAAAGCAGATGGTAAAGAGTGGATAAAGCAAGCCAAGAAAACGGCTGGAGGTGGAAAACGTGGATGATGAACGAAAACCAATCGGGAAAGATGCAAGTGGTTATGATGTATTAACTATTGCAGTAAAGGCTTTGCTTAATCAATTTCCTGGGTTAGACCATCAGCAGTCTCCATATGACATTGTACGATTTGAGCAATTGGAGGATACCAGTGGGATTGCTTTTTCTGCGGATAATGGAGCACTGGTATTTGCAGAAACAGAAGATATATTGGGATTTGTTCATCAGACATGCCAATATCCATTTTATATTGTGTACCGCATTGCAGCAACTAAAGAAAAGCCCAAAATTAACACACAGGAATTTCTTGACACATTTGGAAAATGGTTGTGCAAAGAACCAGTTGAGATTAATGGTGTTTTATACCGGCTGAATGCTTATCCAGAATTGTCGGAAGGAAGAAAAATAACCAAATTGACCAGAGATAATTCTTACAGCCTGGAACCGCAGGACGGTGGCGTGCAGGACTGGATACTTCCGGTATCGGTTGAATATAAAAATGAATTTGAAAGATGGTAGAGCCGGACGCTAAGACGCAGAGCCTTAAGCTATGGCTCTATTTTTTTATCATGAAAGGAGAAAAGCAGTGGCGACATGGACATACGCCGAAGGAGAGGCAAAAAGAAAAGATTTTATGGTGTTTTGGGTAATGGATGGTAATGCATCAACAATCAAAAAAGACACCATCGAGATTATCGGAAAAGGTGTAGAAGATATGCCTATTTCTATGAATCCAGAAACAGAAGAAAGCCAGGATGTGCTTGGAAACAACAACTACGACATTACCGGTTATGCGGAGAGCATGACGGTAGACCCGTTAAATGTATCCGGCGAAAGTAAATATGCCCAGAAGATTGACACACTAATGGAGGAAAGGGCAACGCTGTCTGATTTGCGTTTGAAGTATCTTTGTGTCAAACGATACAAAACTGACAGCGACGGAAAGATGCGTGCCTGGGTACAAGAGGGCGTGGTCGAGTTAGGAGATTTTGCTGGAGGACTTAAAGGCGTTTCGGCAACCCATACAGTCCATTACGTAGGAGATAGGACGCTTGGAGCAGTGGACCCATCAACTATGACCTTTACTGCGGACAGCGCAGAACCTACGTCATTATCAGAATAATGGAGGAAACAAGAGTGCCTAATATACCAATAAAAATCGAAAGTCCGGTTAAATATTATGATTTCACAGACCAGCACGGAGATATACTGGCAACTCTGAAAATTGTCCCGTCAGACCTTGACATATTCGAACGGCAGCAGAATGTGTATAAAGCATTTGAGGATATGTGGAGGGAATTAAAAGAAACTCTTGATAGCAAGAAAAAAGAAGAACTCTCATTAGATACAATCAACAGATATGCAAAGTCTTTGCAAGATAAATTTGATTATCTGTTTAATGCGGATACTTCTGGATTTTTCAAAATCGCCAGCCCCTTTACCCCTATGGAAAACGGCGACCCTTGGGCACTGGTAATCCTTGAGAGTGTAAAAAAAATCATAGAGCAGGAAACTGGTAAGAATTTAACGGAAATGGAAAGTAAGGCCGGGAAATATACACAAGAGTATAATGCCGGTCCGGGAAAATACCCATTTCCCGTAAAATGAATGCGGCGTGGACCCTCCCATATTATCTCCCTGTTAATGGGATAAATTATGAAATCCGTGAGGATTTCCGGGCGGTACTGGATATTTTGTCAGCATTTGCCGATGAAGAATTATCTGACCCAGAGAAAACACAGGCAATGCTTGAGATTCTTTACTGGCCTGTTATACCGCCTCCGCAGGATTTAGCAGAAGCAGCAGAAAAGGCGTTATGGTTTATTGACTGTGGTGTAGCGCATGAAGATACTCCATCTCCTCGTGTGATTGACTGGGAACAGGACGCAGGAATCATTTTCCCGGCGGTTAACAGGATTGCAGGGTTTGAAACACGCGGATGCCAGATAATCCATTGGTGGACTTTCTACGGATGGTTCATGGAAATTGGGGACGGATTGTTTTCTCAGGTCCTTTCTATCCGGCAGAAGCTGTCAAAAGGGAAGCGCTTAGAAAAGTGGGAGCAGGAGTTTTTACAGAATAATAAAAAGCTATGTGAACTTGAAAAATCCACTGACAAATCTAAAGAAGAATTTGATTATTTTGCAGAGTTGCTAAAGTGAGGTGATATTTTTGCAACCTGATGGAACTGTATTAATAGATACTAAAATCAAAACGGATGGTGCAAAAACAGGAAGCGAAGATATTAAAAGAACTCTGTCTGGAACGATGGATTACATAAAGCTTCTGCCCCAGGCTTTTAAAGATATACCAAGCATAATGAAACATACATTTTCATCTGCTTCGAAATCTATACAAAGCCTTACACCGAGTGTACGCAATTTGCAAGATGAAGTGGACCGGTATAAGGACGCATTGTATTACGCCGAAAAGGCTGGTTATGGACTTGGAGATGCACCATACGACAAAGCATTAGCAGGATTGCAGCGGGCGAAAAAAGCAATGCAGGATTATAAGAAAAAATTGCTCGGTGTTGATAATGAACAAAAGAAAGCAAGCAAAAGTGGAAGTAAGCTCAATAAATCTTTAAAAGGTACTGAGAAAGCATCCCGCGGTGCACGAATGGGGTTGGGCCGAATGCTTGCAACATCTATCTTATTTAGCACTGTATTCCGCTCCATTTCCGCAGTAACAAGCGGATTAAAAGAAGGTATGGATAATCTGGCCCAGTATTCGGATGATACCAATAAGGCGTTATCCATGCTGATGTCCGGTATGACTCAGCTTAAAAACTCTTTCGCCACAGCCTTTTCCCCGTTGGTTGAGTATGCAGCTCCAGCCCTGGCTCAGTTCATTAATTTGCTATCCCAAGCCGTTACCTGGACAGCGCAACTGCTGGCAGCATTAACCGGAAAGGATACATTTGTTAAAGCGGTTAAGGTACAGCAAGATTATGCTGATAGCCTGGACAAGACGAAGGATGAAACCAAAGATGCAGCCAAAGAAACGGAAAAGGCATTAGCACCATTTGATAAGCTGATACAGATAACAACTGGGAAGAAAAAGAAAGAAGATAAGAACGAACTTAAGCCGGAGGATATGTTTACCACAGAGGAAGTATCCAATGACATTAAGTTGCAGGCAGAAGCAATAAAGAATACGCTTGGAAAGCTTTTCGACCCGCTCAAGGAATCATGGCTTGAAAATGGCCCACAGGTAATGAAATCACTGCAAAATACTTTCTCGGCTATTAAACAACTTGCAAGTGATGTGGGCGCATCATTCATGCAGGTGTGGAACGTAGAGGGATATGGGAAAGCAATAACAGATGATTTACTAATCACATTTTCAAATCTGGTTGATACAGTCGGAAATTTAGTCACCAACTTTGATAAGGCATGGGTATCTGGCGATACCGGGACAAACATTTTAAGACACTTGGGGGATATCATTCTTGAAATAACAGGATTTTTCCGTCAGGCATCAGAAAGTTTGAAAGAATGGTCTGCGGATTTAGATTTTACTCCTTTGCTGGAAAGCTTTGATAGGATTTTAATTGCTATAAAACCCATTGTATCAGATGTTGGAAATTTATTATTGTGGTTTCTTAACAATGTATTGCTTCCTATTGCAAAATGGGGAATAGAACAAGCATTGCCGGCAGTATTTGATTTAATTGCGGCAGCATTAAAAGCAATACATAGTGTGATTGATGCACTTAAGCCTTTGGGAATGTGGCTATGGGAAGAATTTTTGCAGCCATTGGGTAAATGGACAGGTAAGGTTATTATATCTGCATTAGAGATGATTGTAGAATGGCTTAATAAATTTTCTGACTGGATTAATCGAAATCAAAAATTAGTTGAAAATATTACATTAGTAGTATTATCGTTTTTTGCAGCATGGAAATTTGCTGAATTTGTTACTGGTGTGTATAACATGGTTCATAGCATATCTTCAATAATAAGCAGTTTAGGTGGGTTGGTTGGAATGATACAAAAAGTAATAGGTGCATTAACTCCTGCTAATGCTGCATTTTTGGCAATTGTTGCAGTTATTGGAAGCATCATATATTTATCTTCACAAGTTGCCAAAGCGTGGGATAAAATGACTCCGGGAGAACAATTAGCAACAAAAATACTGGCAGTAGCAGGTACGGTTGCTTTGTTAATTGCAGTAATAGCAGCACAATTAAAAGATCCTATAGCGCTTGCTGTAGCTGGAAGTGTGGCAGCGTTCGCAGGATTTACCATAGCAGGAATTGCATCATCCGCAAATAGAAGAAGTTCAACTTATTCTGGTTCTGCTTATCCAATGTCTACCTATGCTGCTGTCCCATACAAAATGCCAATGCTTGCAACCGGTACAGTAGTACCACCCAGGGCTGGAATGTTTGCGGCTATTTTGGGAGACAACAACCGTGAAACGGAAGTGGTATCCCCGCTATCAACTATGAAGCAAGCCCTTAAAGAAGCACTGGCAGAAAGCAATATATCTGGTGGAAATCAGATTGCCAAAGCAGAGCTAATACTTGATGGTACAAGGTTTGGTCAGCTCGTAGTTAAATTCGGAAATAACGAAAAGAACCGTGTAGGTGTAAGGATGGTAACGGAGGGGAGTGTATAATGGCGCAGAATGGAAACGGGGTATTTACCATAGACGGTGTCAACCTCCGTCTATGGGTAAAATCCTTAAAGCGAAATTTTTCGGTCGCAGATAGTGAAAATTCTGGACGTTTGCAGTCTTACCGGATGCACCGGGATATCATTGGTACATTTTACAATTATACGCTTGATATTGATGCGGAAAGAAGTAATCCGGCTGACTATGATACGTTTTATGAAATCATATCTGCTCCGGTTGAGTCTCACGATATGGTATTTCCTTATGGACAGGAAACCAAAGAGTTTGAGGCATACATAACAAGCGGGGATGATGAAATAAAAATCAACAAGAATGGAAAAGAAGGGCAGCGTAACCATTGGACCGGGTTATCTATTACCTTTACCGCTATGGAGCCGCAGAGGAGGCCGTGATGTGTTTTTAAAGCAATCCATATTATCTGACGCAGAACAGAACACTGAGGGATTAAAGATTGTTTATGACGACCTGGCCCCTTATGCCAAAGAAAATAGTACAGCATCAATTACAAGACCTGGATTAAGACCGAGATTAGGGCTTCATCCAGGCTCTGGTTTACATCCGCGCGGGACGATAACAGAGCAAGAATTCCCGGAATTAAAGCGGGATGATATTTCTTATCCTGGATACGCTTTATGTTTTCCAAGATTTTCATTGCTAAATGGAAAGTATATTAATTTTCCAGATAATCCGCTTCCTTACGGATACATAAGCCCGGAAGTATCAAATGAGCAGGGATTGTTTGGGTATGTTAAGCAGAGCCAGGGGCTTAAACCTCAAATGGGTTTGCATCCAGGAATGTTTTTATACCCGAAATCAACAACTGAAACGTTGATTGAATCCCCCATGTTAACAGTGACATTTAATCAGAAATTTACTAGTGTAGGGTTGCTTTTTACTTTTAATATGATGTCGGGCGATTATTGCACCAGAATGAGAATTAAGTGGTACTCGGATAATAATCTATTGTCAGATATGGAGTTTTACCCGGATTCAGTGCGATATTTTTGTAATAATTATGTGAGAGGATATAACAAGCTGGAAATCACATTTTTACAGACATCAAAACCAATAAGACCAGTATTTGTTACCAGAATAGATTATGGAATATACCGTGATTTTCTGGACAACGAATTATTGGAAAGAAACTGTTTGCAAGAAATCAATGCCATATCAGAAAGCATAAGTATCAACACTTTGAATTTTACGGTCAGAACAACATCTAATATACCGTTTGATTTGCAAAAAAAGCAGAAGCTTACACTGTATTTTAATGGAGAGTTGATAGGGAATTTTTATCTAAAAAATGGCGCAAGAAAAAACAAAACAGATTACCATATGGACGCGCATGATGCAGTGGGTGTATTGGATGGTAATGAGTTCGCTGGAGGAATATATACAGGCCAGCCGGTTTCTGAAGTATTAGAAAAAATATTTGAGAATGAAGATTTTAATTATTTATTGGATGAATCATTTTCAGATATTCCGCTTTATGGATACATACCGTATACCACAAAGAGAAACGCATTAGTATACATATGCTTTGCTATTGGAGCTATTGCAGATACAAGCAATTATGATGGAATTGTTATATATCCACAGGAGAATGCTTTGAGTGGTGAATTCTTGCCGGATGAAGTGTTTTCCGGTGTTACATTAGAGCATTCTGATATTGTTACTGGAATCAGGCTGACAGTACATACTTATAAAAAATCTAATGAAGCGCAAGAATTATATAATGATACTTTAAATGGAACAGCAGAGATTATTTTTAGCGAGCCTTATCACAGTCTGGACATAGCTGGTGGAATCATTGGTCAGCACGGGGATAACTATGCCTATATAACTGGAACTGGTGGAAATGTAACACTGACTGGTAAGAGATACAACCATCTCACCACATCAATCCTTAAAGAAAATCCAGATATTGTATTTAATAAAAACATCCGTGAAGTAACAGACGCAACATTGGTTTATAGTGGTAATGCGCAGCAAGTGCTTGACCGCGTATATGCATATTATCAGCGAGCAGAAAATGTGGTGGGGGATGTTCTTATTGGAACAAAAAAATTAGGACAGAAAGTCAAGATTGATACAGATTACGATGGATACCGCACAGGCATTATTGAGAGCTACAATTATAGCTTTTCTCCCAACGAAATTAAGGCAGAGGTAAAAATACATGAGTAAGTATTTAGAATCCCTTATTTTTGACCGTACGCAGTCAGACATAATAGAATTAACCGACAAGGCTTACATTGATTACAAAGACCTAAACCGTGTCGAACAGGCAATCAAATGGGTATCTTATGTCCTTAATCAGTACGGATATAGAAATACGATTGTATCTAAGACATGGAAACCGCAGGACCATAGGACGGATTACGAAATGGACCGTCTGAAAAAAAATATAGTTGCAATAAGGAATGCATACTATACAGACAGCAACACCCCGCTAACCCCTGATAAGATAACATACACATCAGTTTATCAGGCCAACGCCATAGAAAGAATCATTTATGATTTGGGGAATCTGATTGTAAAATCCTGTCCAGGTCCAAACCATCTTGCATTCACACTTGGAAGGAAAACATTAGGAAACAGGAGTATAAGCCTATGAGTTTGAAAACTGATTATAAAAATGATAAATTTTCTGGAATGCGTAAATACAAAATTGAAACTGATTCTGAAACCGGACTATCTACATTGGATGATAAAACCGAATATGTGGAGGTAGGGGACATATTCTCTGCTGATGATATCAATAATACAAATAAGGCCATTAACAAGATAGAAGGAACAGTTAATGATATGATTGGGGCAATCAGGCTCGATTTCCCTAAAACTGGGTGGAGCACCCAGGCACCATATAAACAGACTGTAAACAATGCGGGTATAAATGATACGGATGTCCCAGTGCCAATGTTCGAGTATCCTGTCATTAATTCGGAACAGCAACAGAAAGACGTGGACAGAAGCGTGGGGTATATCACCGACATAACAACGAATAATGGATCAGTGACCATTACATGTAATTATAGGAAACCAACAGCAGATTTCATACTTGTATTGAAAGGAATATGACAATGAGAATCGGATTACCGTTTAAAGGAAGTGGGGTTGATGTGACCGGCCTAACCGCTACATCACCAAGAGTCAGAAAAGGAAAAACATTTTATGGAGCTGGGACTGATAATGAACAGTCTGGGACAATGCAAGATGTTGAATCGATTAATAAAAAGATGGACGTAAATGAAACATATAATATTACGCCTGGATACCATGATGGAAATGATACATTCTTCCAAAACCTTGAAACATACAGAGGTGGATTTGTTGACCCTGGTCCTGGTAAACAGGTGATTGAAACAAAAGGAAAATACGTAATGTATGATATTATTGTATTGGAAGTAAGCGGATTGCGACCGGAAGTGATAAAATATGGCGTGACTGTTGGTGAAGGTGAAGGGGCGGTAACTGGTACATGGCAGGGTTTTGTAAGTTAGTGAAATGGATGGTGTATATGGCGAAGTTGGCGTTACATAAATTTGGTAGTCAAGCGAATCTGGATGACTTAACAGCAATGCCAGAGGATGTATTGGAAGGTAATATATTCCTTGGGAAAGGAAGCGAGGAGAAACAGACCGGAACACTTCCAGACAAAAAATCCCCAACAATTATATTGCCGGCAAACGGGGAAATAAAACTTGAACCTGGATATTATTCAGGTGGGAAAATCACCCAGAACATTGAAACATTTAATGCACAGACAATCGGTCCTGGAGCAAAACAAATCACGGTCAAGACTGCTGGAAAATACGGGAATGGTGATATCACTATTAATCCGGTTAAAAACCTAACCCCTTCGGTCATTAAGAAAGGTGAATATGTTGCAGGCGTAGGTCCTGGACTGTGGGAAGGATATGTAAATGAGGACCCATATACCCCATATCTATTCGGGACATTTTATGGCTCACAGGGTATTACATATTTTCGGTATACAACATATAGACAAGGTACTGGTACGGTAAAACTGTCAAAGGACCACATAGAAGCAAGTGCAGGTTCAGGAGAAACAGTCGCATTTGTTTTTGACCTACCCATCAACCTTACAAATGTAAAATCGGTTACGGTCCAAATGTCTGGAACCGGAAAGGTTTGCAAGGTTATGGTATGCCGGAATAGGGTGGAAAACTATATTGAGGAAGCATATCAGTCCGGTTCAAGCGTGCAATATAGATATAATCCGAATCTAGGTGACATATTACTTGATGGGTCAATTGGAAGAAGTAGCTCTTCCGGCGCTGAATGGGAGCAAGAAAAAACATTTACCTTAAGCGGAATAACTGGCAATGCCTACCTGTATATTGGAGCTTCTGGGGCTGCGTTTGACTACAATTTATATTTGGCTAGATTTAATCTGTAAGGAGGTTACATGAATAACATAGAAAATATCCAAGAATATATACCTACTGTGTATGTTAATGACTCTGAGCCGGATTTGGATGAGACAAACTTAAACAAAACAGAACAGGCAATAAAACGGGTAACTGATGCAGCCAATAAAGCAATTGATGCATTAAAGCAACTGGACCGGGAGAAGTTAGCGTTATCTGCTATATCTAACGTATTATCTGATGCTACAGATAAGGTTCCATCATTGGCTTTAGCTAATACAATGCAGCGCGCGATTAATGACTTAAATAGCAATTTAGAGTCCAAGGCCAATGCTGATACAGTGTCTGGATTATCCGCAGACCTGAACAATGTAAAGGAATCCCTGAATCCACTCAAAACAAGCCTTGTGGGAGACATTAACAATAATACCGCGGGAGTTGTCAACATAGTTGCGTGGGATTCCAATACGGCCAGCACCCCCAAGTCCACAGGAAACACTGCGTACGGCAATGGATTCTGCCTTACGTACAGCCTTGGTGATCAGTGGCTATGCCAATTGGCAATGGCGGTTGGCGACCCTAACCTATATACCAGATATAGGCGTGAGGGCGTTTGGAGTGGCTGGACAACGAAATGATTATTTTACGTGTTACTAATAATGGCACACCAATATACAGTTAACGCTGTCATGCTTGAAGGTAGTGTTATATCAATTATAAACGATGTTGCTGCTATTGATCGTACCCTGACTTGTGCGGCTGTGTTACTTGTCACAGGTTGTACTAAAACAATGGGAGCCTTCGAAAAAGATTTTCCAAAAGTTATAGTTTTCTGGGTCACACCTCCAGCCGTTAGCCCTGTATATGACACGGCACCAGAGGCTAAATCCGCGTTTGTGATAACCCTTCGCCAATCAGACCATCCAGGGTATACTGTATCATTGCCATAATACCAACTACGGATATATGATGTTGTGTGTTTGTTGGTTATGATGTCAAGTTGCTGAAAGCAGAAGTCACTACCATTATTAACAACGCGCAAAAATGACCCATTAATGTCTGATACTGGAAAGGTACCAGTAGTGCCAAGCGAAGGAAACAATTGAACTATACAATTTTTAAACAGATTATCTATATTATCTGTATATCTGTTTGCTCCAAAATTGCTATTTGCTATATAAAAACATACCCATGAAAGGAGTAAAATGAACCAATTAAAACTATTAAACAACACAAAATACGACTTAATTACAAACGGGGTGGAAGAATCAGGCGATTACCTAACCCTGTCGTTTCTTCCCGTCCTAGATAGTTTTGAAACGGTAGAATCCGAATTTAATCCGACAAATACAGAAAAAATTTACATACTTGGTTTGGACGGTCAGCCGATGGAAGTAAAAACCGGATTTACTCAGCTGGTTGAGATGCGCAAGAAAATGGATTATGTCATTTCATCTGAAACAGTAAATACCGGAACCGAGGAAGAGCCGAATTATGAAACCAATGAAGTGAAGGATAGCATTATGGTTGTTAAACTTCGTAGGCCAGATATCCGGGATACAGTGCGGACATTGCAAGATACAGTGGATGCAATAATTTTAAATCAGCTGGAGGTGTAACATGTATACAACGTTAAAAAGGTTATATAACAATGGAAAAGGGCCATTAACCGTTGATGAGCTTAACCGGGCTGTATTACTTGGATGGATTACAGAGCAGCAGAAAAACAGTATAATTGGAGGATGATTATGAGAGATATCACATTGTGTCATCCACGCTTACAGCTTTTAGCAGGTCAGTTAGTGGATGAATGTAATAAACAGGGATTAAAAATTAAGATAGGCGAAACATTGCGAACTGTGGCAGAACAGGATGCGTTATATGCTCAGGGCAGGACTAAACCGGGGAACATTGTAACTAATGCTCCAGGCAGTAGCTACAGCTCATATCATCAGTGGGGTACTGCCTTTGATATCTTCCGCAATGACGGAGCTGGAGCTTATAATGAAATTGGTGGATTTTTTAACCGTGTAGGTGCTATCGGTGTATCTTTGGGACTTGAATGGGGTGGAAATTGGAAGTCTCCTGTGGACAAGCCACATTTCCAATTGCCGGATTGGGGAAGTAGCACATCTGGAATCAAGAAACTATATCGCACCCCGGATGAATTTATGAAAACCTGGGTGACAGAGGGACGCACTGGCTGGATTAAGGATAATAACGGCTGGTGGTACCGCAGACCAGATGGAACTTACCCGGCTAATAAGTGGTGTGTCATAAATCACCATTGGTATCTGTTTAACAAAGACGGATATGCTTGCACCAGCTGGCACCGCTGGAATGGAAGTGCATGTGACCCGGATGATGGTTCGGGGGATTGGTATTACTTTGACCCTACACCAAACGGTCCATTGGAGGGGGCGTGCTGGCATAGCCAGGACAATGGGGCACTGGATGTCTGGTACATAGAGGATTCTAATTCAATATAAAAGCGCCAGAACTTGACTCTGACGCTTATATAAATAAAGTACCATCTTCGGAAATATGCAACACAAAATGCAACACGGAGCCTACAAACCGCATAAAACCGTTGTATTTTACGGGTCCGATTCCCGTCAGCAGCTTTTCCATAAAACCTTGTAGATACGGGAAAAACAACGTATTTACAAGGTTTTTTCATGTTTTGAAACAGCACTTCCTATGCCTACCACGGTGGAAAATATGCTATTTTTTATTATATATGCAACACGATGCAACACGGAAAATATGTTATTTTATTACATGCTGTTTAATTTTTCAAAGTGCTTATTAATTTTTTTGTTCTGCCGGACGCTTTCCAGGTCAATTACATTTCTATATACTGCTTTCATGATATTGTCGCTGGCCCATCCCCCCCGTTGTAAAATATATTGGTCCGGTATGCCTATGGCGTGCATAATGGATGCAGCATAATGCCGGAGGTCGTGAAAGCGGAAATGGGGTATGTCAATCTTTTTGAGTACTCGTCCGAATCGGTGTGTGATGTAATCCGGGTTCATGTCAACCAATTTTCCTTTTTTTCCAGATATCCGGTCAATTACAAATGCTGGCATTTCTACATCCCGTGTGCTATCATCCGTCTTAGGCTGTTTAATGTACCATTGATTATCTGGCCCCTTGACCATATTGTCTCTTACATGGATTATCTTTCCGTCCACGTTCTTGTCGGTTAGGGCGCTTATTTCTCCACGCCTAAGTGGTCCAAAGGCTGCTAGTAATACAGCTATTTCTAAATCAGTGCCTTTAATAGCGTCCAGCAACTTTTTAATATCATTGTCATTGGGGCAATATAAGTTAGGACGTTTTTTTTGAGGCAGCTTAACGTTTAAAGTTAATTCGGGTGCAAACATTTCCAGTGTTGGAGATAACAGACCATAGGCATTTCTTACCGTCTTTGGAGATAGTTTTTTTGCAGCTAAATTACTTACCCATATTTGCACAGATGGACTTGTCAGTTCTGAAAGCTTTTTTTGGCCAAATGCGCCGCCGAAATACTGTCTTTGTAGACCAGTGTACCCTCTAAGCGTAGAAGGGCTTAAAACACCGCTCTTGGCGCTTAAATAGCGTTCAATAGCATCACTGACTGTAATATCTTCTTCTTCGTCCTCTTCCGGTACGTTGTATTGTTCTATGGGCTTATCTTTCATATCTAATTTCCATCTGGCAGCCATTTCTTGTGCGATTTTGCGTGATGGGGCAACAAAGCTTTTGTAATGCCGCTTACCTTTATCATCTGTATACAGATACACCTGCACTCGGACATTTCCAGACGGCAGTACTCCTTTTTTCTTTTTCGGGGCCTTTGTAGTCATTTTCCTTTCCTCCTTCAATTGATTTTCCTAAAAATAGGTATAAAAAATACAGCTCCGCAAATATCTTGCAAAGCCGCCCCGAAGATGGTACAATATAGTTGCGAATTATAGTGCATATCTTCGGGTATGTAGGCCGGTTCCTGTTGGCGCAGGGGCCGGTTTTTACTTATTTCAAACCAAATTGCGCTTTTGAAGTCAATTTTCCATTTGTAAAATACATCGTTGCATTAGCTCCTGATGAATCATCTCCGTACCAAATGTATGCGGTAGAATTAATGTCTAAAATATTAGTTTCTGCCATAGGTTCTCCTTCTCCACCAATTATATTTACACATTCTTGGTATGTCATTCCAGTAGTACATTGATTATATTCATTCAGTGTTATGTGATAACTGTAAGTGCGTGGCCATGATGAGAATATCCCAATGCCCCATAAAGTTATAAATAAAACCGTAAGTATAATTCGCATTGATTTTGTGCCTTTTTTGTAATACCACATTAAAAACAATCCTAAAGGCATACAACAAATGAAAAGCATTAGAAGATAAAACCAATCCTTTTGATAGAATTTATAATCTTCAGTAGAATGTTCAATAATTTCTAATTCTGGATTATTTTCTTGTATTAGTTCAATAGTTCTTCTTATTTTATCATTTGCTTTATGATTAAAGTCAAAACGTTTTACATTATTTGAATCATAAACAAAATCCAGATATCCACCACCTACGCCAATTTGAAAATAGCAATACTCAATTTTTTTTAAATCTGAGTAAAAAATTTTTGTAGAATTCCCAAACAAGTCTATAATTTTGGAATCCTTTTTACCTACAAATAACTCTTGCGAAGCGCCCTTAATACTCATGAACATCCTCCGTAATGTGCATCAGACTCAATAACCATCCCTGTGATTCAATTAGAATCCTTATACTGTTCCATCTCTTCTTGATGTTCAATATAGGCATTACACATTTTTGCATATTGTTCTACATCAAACTTTTTTCTTTCTTCAAATCTTTTTCTGGTTAATTGTTCGTTAGCAGTAATTTTTTCCAGGTCCTTTGATGGACAAAATTCTGGCCCTAGACATCCATTTTTTTCATAAGATACCAATTTATTCAATTCTATTTTAATCTCATTCAATGAAGTTTCAAATATATCTTCATCTTTGGTGGTGTTTACGATTTCTGCCAATGTTTTTATATGTTCTAAAATTTTTTCTGGTAATTCATAGATTTCTTTTTTAGCCCACTTACAATATATAAATATAGATAATAAAATCACAAACAATATTATAGGTCCATAACCAAATAAATAAAAGAAATTCTGAATACAGTATAATATTAAAAATATTATAAGTAAAATTGATACCCCACCCAAAATACCTTTTATTATTTCTTTAGACATATCATTTTTATATGTTTTTATTTTTCTGCTACTTTTAAATGGATAGGCCATTAACCTAAAAGGAAAACTATATAAATTATAAAACAGTCGAAATGGTAGCAATAATATACGTTTCCTTTTTTCTTTTCGCTTATACGAACTTCTTACCCACATGCGCTTTATATAATGGTATTGACTGGGACGCATAGGCTATCTCCATTCTTTAAATTCAAAAAGTTTTTCTCTGTATCCTGTTAAACAGGAAAGTTGCTTTTTGTTTAATCCTGGGTTTTCTAATATAGTAGTATCCGGTATCAGTAGCTCCGCAGTAAAAATATTTGCTTCTTGCTCTGGCTTGGCTTTACTAAAAAAAGTTCCTCCAAAAAACATACATTCAGTACCTTTGTGTAGCACCCCATGACCTACTTCATGGGCTAAGACAATATCACTGTATTTGGTATCGGTAATGCGTGAGTTGATGCATATACACGGTACTCCTTCGTATTCTATGTAGTAACCCGAGTATTTCCCCAGGTCATGCTTTTGTACAATAAAACCTAAATAGTCCGCAAGTTCCATAGGATTTCTGGTTCCGTATTTTTCAACCAGATTCAAAACAGTATCTTTAATCTCCAATCGCTACTCTCCAAAGCCTTCCTGCTTTTTCTTAATCTTAGCCGCCCTACAAAGAGATAACAGTGAGTCTCTTAATAATTTATCCTCATCCTCATCCCCCGAGTAATCCTCGCCGTTAAATCTTAGGACAACCGTCTCGTTGTTCCTTATGCGCTTCATAATTTCGTCAACATCATTAATTACATTAAGCTCTTCGTTATTAGAAAGAGTGGGCTTCTTTTCTTCTGGGGTTTCCTCCTTCCCATTCATTAAGTAATCAACAGTTACTCCAAAGAAATCAGCAAGTTTTTGCAATCTCTCCGGTGTAGGAGTGCTGTTTTTCCATTTAGAAACAGAACCATTAGAAAAACCCAGCTCCTTTTCTAGTTTTCCTTGCGAAAGCCCAGTGGATTTTCTTAAGCTTTCAATCCGCTCATATACGGTCATATAACTCCTTTCTAATCCACAGAAAAAATTCTGCAAAAAAAGCTTGACAATTAGAAAGAGTTCTGTATAATAGAGATATAGATACAGAAAACTTTCGGTAAAACTTAACGGGTACAGATATTTTTCTAATAAATTGTGTGGTAACTTTATATTAGAATACTTTCTATGTTTTGTCAAGAGCTTTGCTGAACATTTTCTAAAAGAAGAGAGGGTGATAAATTGATTTATGACAAAATTAAAGAAATATGCGAAGAAAGAGGTTTGAGTGTTAGGTCAATTGAAATCGAAGCTGGATTAAAGAATGGAGCTATTAGCAAATGGAATGATTCAAGCCCAACTGTAAAAAGCCTTAAAGCGGTTGCGGATGTTTTAAAAGTCAAAGTGGACAAGCTTATTTCTTAGAGTAGGAGGTGAGGTCATGAAAGCTGCATGGAATATTAATGGAATTTTTAAAGCAGATGCCGAAAAAGTTTCGGATGAATTATCAGCAATTAAGTGTACACCATCCAATGTAGTAGAACATGCCAGGAATCCAAAAACAGAATTACATAAATGTTTTGAATGGAATGATTCTATAGCAGGGGAAAAATACAGAGAACATCAGGCACAACAAGTAATACGTAATCTTGTAATCATTAAAGAAGAAACCGAAGAAAAAACACCCATAAGGTTATTTTACAATACCGGAGATAGGACAGGAGAATATAAGCCCGTACAACTGGTAATGAGGAAAGAAGATGAATATAAGAATTTGTTAAATAAAGCACAGGAAGAATTAAGGGCATTCAAAAAGAAATATAGCTATTTGACTGAGTTAGAAGAAATTCTTTCCTTAATTAGCTAATAGTAATAATTGGCCTGCTGAATTGGCAATATTTTATTGCGCCACATTAAAAAACAGCATATCACAATATAGGAAACAACAGGACACTACAGTAAAAAAAATTAAGCAAAAAAATATTGCTAACTGAGCAGGCCAACAAACAATACTTTTTCTGACCGTATACATATTGGAATTAACCAATAAAAAAGCAGAACAGTGCAGTTCAATACAGCAGAGTAAATTACAACACAGAATAATAGATATTGGATTTGATTCCAATATCTATGCGGTCAGATATAGGAGGAGACATGAACAAAGAGAAAGAAAGTATTATAACCTTAGACCCTATTAAAAAGTGCAAAGTTAAGATAGCTTTAGTAGGAGATTCTGATTTGATTTTGAACAAGAAAGCAAGGTCATATGAAGAATTGGAAATATTTAAGCAATCACATCCGAAGGGAACAAAAATTCCTAAGGAGTTGCAGCAACCTTATAACCTTTTTGAGAAATTAATCACTTCTATTACATGGGAAAATAAAATTCCGGTGTATGATGATTATTCCATGTACACAAAAGAAATGTGGGAAGAATTAATTTATTCAAACCGTCCGTGTATTTTATCAAAAGCATTTAAGGATTCTTTTATGGAAGCGTTTATTTCTTTAGGCTATAAAGAAGCCACAAGTAGGAATGGTACAGACTTTAAACGTTCTGTCAATATTTCCAATTGGAAGAATCCAGTGGATATTACATCGGCTACATTCAGTCAGCATTTGACTCCAAACACAGGAATCACAAAAACCAATGTTATTGCTCAATACAATGTTTTTTCTGGATGGAAATGTGAAATTGAAATATCCCACATTGATTATATATTCGCAACAGATACAGTACTTGAAATTATAAACAATGCTGGTGAGTTTATTGGAATAGGAACACGCAGAGCAGAGGGATTTGGCAGATATCATGTTGAATCAATAAATTAAATGCCCCGGCGGTGCTACGAACACCAACCGGAGCCGTAACCACATTAACCAGACTAATGCGGATACAGGAATATTTTACCATTTTCTCCTGTATTACGCAAGCACAGGAGGAAAATATTTATGAACATTGAAAACCAGAAGGACAAGCCAACATGGGAAGGGCTGGAGCAGTATTTTGCGGTGGAGGTAATAGAGCAGAGCAAGAGGAATGCAAAACATTGGTTTATAGCGTTTCTGGTAACGCTGGCAGCGCTGATAGGAACCAATGCCGCATGGCTTTATACCGCGGGTACATATGACTATGTTTCTCAGGATGGCACCGGACTGAACAACATCAACACAGGAACACAAGGAGATTTAGAGAATGGGACAGAAAGCCAGGATTAAGAAGAACGGCAAGAGCCGTGGGATTAAGAGAAAGAGAAGGAGATAAACAATGTACATTAATCCGTTTGTAGCAGGAGTCATTTGCACTATTTTAGGAGAGATGTTAGCTGTTATAGCAGTTGCGGTTTATCAATATTTAAAAAGGAGGAAGTAGGTAGTTATGATGCAATGCGAAAAATGCGAATATGTATGCGACACACCGTTAGGAAGCTATTGTACATTAACAAATGAGCCGCTGGAAACAACATCTTGTCACTACAATGATTTACCTGAATATGATGCGGCTGAAGTGATTATGTTTAGCAGAGATTAGTACGCAAAATTAGGATTTCTGAGAGATTCGGAGAAAGGAACAGTGTATGGGAATTGATTTAAGCAGATTTAAGGTAATACACGGTGATAGGGCGTTAAATGCTGTAGCACTAATGGAAGTGAGGATGCCAGATGGAATGAAGTGGAATGACAGAAATACAACGGAAAAGCCAAAAATCATTGAAGTTCTGGCTATTAATGAGGATGGAAACCTTGTATCCATTATGGATGAAGCATGGACATTTCAGTTTCTTCCAATTATGCAGAATTAACATTTCCGGGAGGAACCGGAGCATGAAAGAAAAGATAAACGATTATGAGATGTCCATCAGGAAAACCACAAAGAAATCCGAAAAATGCTCTATATGTGGATACCGAAGACCAGAGATGTATCTTATTCATCGGCACGGTGACAGTTACTACATGTGCCGTGAGTGTGTAAGCTATTTCTTGGCGATAGCGGCGTTGATGGAGTAATTTAACATTTGGAGTAGGAACTTTTATGAGAAACAGGGTATACGTGGAAAAATATAAGCAATATGGAGAATTTATTGGACTGGGAACGATGTATGAAGAATTGAGAGACGGTGTGGGTCAATATACTACACTTATTATAAAACTAGCTGATGGCACATTTGTGGATTTACTGCCTGAAGAAGTTAAAGCGGTAGCTGATTACACATAATTAAAACTTTTGGGAATAAAAAAGAGCCTTGCGGCCCTGCGTTCCCTGTTATTTAATTTGATTATAGCAATTTTTTGGGAATTATACAATAGCAATATTTAAGATTTTGAAAGGATAAAGCACATGGCGAAAATAAAAATCGATATGGAGCATGTAATCTATGAATGTCCTAAATGCGGTGGCGAGGTAGAGATGGAGCAGTGCTATTGTCAGGACTGTGGAGAAGCGTTGGAATGGGTGGAGGAGTAAAGTGAAACTGACATTTTGGTATCTATTCCCCTTGCGGGATGATACATACAACGGTAATGATTACTGGTCAGATTGCTAATATGTCACGACATACTTTCTGACCCTGGGCCGGGACCCATCAAACCTCCTTTACCCGGCCCGAAAGGAGGGATTATTTGAAGAATAAGCGAACTGTTAGTGAAGAAGTTCAAGCAAGAGTATATAATGCGCTCCTTGTAGGGAAGGAGAATGCATTGAACAGAGATGAACTGGTATCCAAGATAGGGGAATCGGATAGAGATATACGAACCGCCATTGAGATATTAAGGCATAATAAAGTGATTCTTACATTGCCAACAGGGAAAGGTTACTATATACCCCGTGACGATGCACAGGGACGGCAAGAAACAGAGAAATGGCTTGTCAGCCAGAATAATAGGACTAAGAGCATAAAGGCAGCAGAACGTGGAGCACAGCTGTTTATAAGCCGGAACAAGAAAAAAGACAAAGATATTCCCGGTCAGATTAGTATGTTTGGAGCTGGGTTATGAGAGATAGTGTTGTATTTTATCGTAGCTTCTGGGAAGCCATTAAGCAACTGCCGGAAAAAGAAAGATTGGAATCTCTTACAGCAATCTTAGAATATGGACTTGATGAAATAGAGCCTAAATCAGCAGGTGTTGCATCAGCAATGTTTTTAATGGCAAAACCACAAATTGATGCGAATAATCGTAGATACCAAAACGGAACCAAGGGTGGTAGGCCAGTAACCAAAACAGAACCAAACAATAACCTAGAATCCAATTATAATAAACCAAGTGATAACCAAACCATAACCAAAGCAAAACCTAAGGAAAAGGATAATGTAAAGGAAAAGGATAATGTAAAGGAAAAGGATAATGTAAATGATAATAATAAAAAAACATTTACTCCACCTTCGGTGTCGGATGTGTTTGATTATTGCAATTTGAATGGATATGGTATTGACCCAGAGAGTTTCGTTGATTTTTATGCATCTAAGGGATGGATGGTTGGGAAAAACAAAATGAAGGACTGGAAAGCCTCGGTAAGAACATGGGCTAGAAGCCAGCGGCAGGAATTGACCGCCAAAGGCAGTAAAAACCAGTTTCACAATTTTGACCAACGAGACACCGATTATGATGCATTGATGCTAAAACAGGTACAGGACTGGGTAGGGGAGAAACAGGATGAAGGAAATACATAAAAAAATACTGATGTTTGCAAAGCGATATATGCTGGAGCATGATTATCCACCCACAACCAGAGAAATAGGAGAGGGGGTTGGATATACGTCAAGCTCTACGATTTGGGGATATTTACGTGATATGAGGGATATTGGTTTGATTAATTACACAGAAGAATGCCCTAGAACTATAACAATTCCAGGGATGCATTATACGGATACGCAAGATAACATCACAGAAAGGGGAAAGCAAAATGCCGGATAACAAAATAAAGAGCCAATATTTGGAAAATTCAGAGCGTCAGAGAATGGCGGCTATCAAGGATATGGAGCGCAATCCATCCCCTATGACAAAAGCATTTTTAAGACCAGCTTATGATGGGACGGAGGCGTGTCCAATTTACTGTAGACGGCCTAGTAAGGCAAACACGTATTTAGCGGAGGAGGAGGAAAAGCAATGAGAGCAAAATTAGATGCCAATGAATTTAAGCGCATTATTGACAATACAAAGAGATTTGTCAATAAAGATGCAAGTAATGAGCTGATGTCATGGATATATCTGGAGATTAATGCGAGGGAAATGATTATTAAAGCCACTGCGCTTGATGGACACCGAGTATCCATTGAATATGCCAAATTGGCAGAGGCAGAGAAATCATTTAACTGTTACATAAGGCCAGGGATACCCAAAGTTACAAGACATGATGACTACGCAGAATTGGAGATAAGGAAGAACCGCCTTTATGTCCAAGTAGGAGAATCCATAATTGGATATGTACAACCAGAAGGAAAATTTTACGATGTTGATAAGGTATTGAAAAACTTGGATAGCGAGAAAAAGTTGGAGACCATTGCCATCAATGCTAAATATCTCAAGGATGCATTGGAATCCATAAGTCCTTGCAATGGTACAAGGAAAATAGCTGAGATTGATGTGTACCCACCTTGTCATCCGGTTGTCATAAGGTCTGGATGGAAAGGGGAACCGGATAATCTGAAAATCGTATTGCCAATGAATACACGTGATTGAAAAGTAACCCAAATCGGTATTTGGAGGTGTAAGATGCAAATAGAAATTAATGAGGCGGAGTTAAAAGAGTGGGCAGTTAACCAGATTAGAAAGCGCATGGGTGACAGAATTAACACTTTGATGCGGGAATGGGACTGGAATAGTTATATGAGGGATGCTGTAGATAAAGTGGTAAGAGAAAAGGTGACTGATGTAGCCATTGAGAGCTTTATCAATACTATAGACAAGGATAATGTGATAAAAACTGTCAGTGACCGTATTGCAACTGAAATAGCAGATAGTCTCAAAAACTGAGATTTCCGGGGAGGAGAATATGGAATTTTTAAGTGAACATTGGGTTCTTATTTATGGGATGTTTATGTATGGTATGGGACTGCTAACTGGCTCTATCAAAAAGAAACGTTAATTAAAAAGTTAAGGAGGAAGTAGGAGTGAAAGCTAAGAAGCCGTCAGAATGGCAGAAGGACAATATTCGTATACTGATAGAAGAAGCCAAGATAAGAAACAACTTTGATGATAATGAGCTGGCCTTATATTTGGGGTTTTGTACAAGCTCGTTTAGAGAGCGTAAAGCCAACCCTGAAAAACTGACAATAGAAAAATTACAGATACTTCTGCAATTGACCGGGAAGGAGATGAAATTTGTTGAAACAGCTTGAATACATACCTGTTGGCAAAACACACTTAAGCCCACGGCAGAAAGACCGTATGATTATTCGTGGCTTAACCGCTGTGGTGATGGTCTTAAGCGGATTGTTGGTGATATGTCTGGCGGTGATATTATGAGCCGCCGCCGGAATGGAACCAACCGGGCCGGGGCAATGGTGAATGCCAGCCGGTACACCGGATATGGTAAGCCAATAAAAAAGGTCGTCAGCCTAGCAGGGCTAAACGACCGAATACAAAAAACAACTCAATCTGATTATATCAGAGATTATGGAGGTTTTCAAGATGGAAGAAAGAATGGTTGAAATTCCTGTTGATGAATATAGAAAGCTTATTGAACTTGAAGGTCGGGTAAATGCAGCTCTGATTTTTTTGAATACCGATGAATATGCACAGCGTAATGTACTGGTCGGTATTTTGAGAGGCGTAAAGGTTAAAGCCCCTATGGATAAAACGCATGATGAATAATTCAAAATGCGATTCCTGCGGATATTTCCTTGACCCGGATAGATGGAAAGTATGCGATAAATGCAATAAGAAAGCCACAAAGCGGAATAAAGAGCATTACAAGGAGGTTATAAAACATGAATCTGGAACACAAGATGATTGATGGTACTGCAATGGTATCTTATCTCCGAGATAGACAAAGCCACTTAAGCATAGGGAGTGTTGCCAGAAAGGAGATTGAAATGGCTGTCATCTATATAGTTGGAACGCTCATGAAGGAGGAAAAAGATGGGGAATCTTGACTTATACGAAAAGGTCCGTTCCGTCCCGGATAGCGCCAAGAAAACCATTAAGGGAGGCCGTACCAGCGGTATGACTGATATTAACCCCATGTGGCGCATAAAAGTCCTTACTGAGCAGTTTGGCCCATGTGGGATAGGATGGTACTACATACCTACACGAAAGTGGTTAGAAACATCGGGCAATGAGATAGCAGCTTTTGTGGATATCGAATTATACATAAAGGTTGACGGGGAGTGGTCTAAACCAATTCCCGGAAACGGCGGCAGCATGTTTGCATCAAAAGAGAAATCCGGCATATACGTTTCGGACGAATGCTATAAAATGGCAACCACAGATGCTATATCGGTAGCGTGTAAGCAGCTTGGAATTGGTGCTGATGTTTATTGGGATTCAGATAGAACTAAATATAACAAGCAGAATAGTCCAGATTTGATTACTGAATCTGATATCAATGAAATATTCCTGGAGCTGAAACGGACAGGAATAGGGATTAAGAATGTGCTATCAAAGTATGGACTGACTGATATCCATGATATGACTAATTCCCAGGCAAATGAAACAATTAAAAAGCTGAAAGAACATCCAGATAAGGAGTTAGTAATGCAGCCACCGAATGATATGCAGGATAGTGAACTACCATGGAATGACCCAAAGAGGTGATTATATGCATGAGGCAGCAGACATAATAGCATACAAGCTTGTTCCAGAGGGAACGTATCTAAAGATATTTATTCCTGGAAAAAATCTTATGGAACCAATCGTTGATAAGCACATGAATAGATGCAGTGTATGGCTTGACGATGGTAGACATATAAGTGCAGACCAGCGCAAAAAGATTTATGCCACAGTTAATGACATTTCCGCCTATTCCGGGAACGTGCCGGAGGTTGAGAAAGAATGGCTTAAGTATTTACACATCAACCGGACCGGATGCGGATACTTTTCTCTGTCTGATTGCTCTATGGATACTGCCAGGGAATTTATCAATACCATGCTGGATTATGCGCTGGAACAGGGAATACCATTGTTGGATTTCGCCCTTAACCGTACCGATGATATAGGACATTATCTGTATGCATGCTTAAAACTTCGGAAATGTGCTATATGCGGTCGAGAGGGTGAAATACACCATGTAGACACAATTGGCATGGGCAATGACCGGAGGAAGGTTGATGATTCGGAGTACCGGAAAATATGCTTATGCCGGCAGCACCATACAGAAGCGCATAGCATTGGTATGACAGCGTTTGAGGACAGATATAAGGTGTACGGAATCAAGTTTGATAACTGATAATCAGTAATATCGTTATTTAAAATATGAGGTAAAGAGAATGGAAGAAGAATGGGACAATGATATATGCTGCGCTACTTGCAGATATGGTTATCTTGTTGAGGACGTAAATGAGGGAGAAAAGATTCATTGCAAGAAAAAGGATGAGTATATGCCAACAGATGGTGTGTGTGGAGATTATGAGTATTAGGATATAGGTGAAGAGAATGAATAAGAAAAAAACAGTGGTATTTGATTTTGATGGAGTTATACATAGTTACACAAGCGGATGGCAGGGTATATCGGTTATATCGGACCCGGTTGTGCCGGAGATACAGGCAGCAATCAATTACTTACGCATGGAAGGGTACGCGGTAATTGTGGTATCTACCAGATGTGCAAGGCCGGAGGGCATGGGAGCGGTTAGGCGCTATCTGAGAGATAACCATATTGTGGTTGATGATGTAGTTGCACACAAGCCGCCCGCAGTCTGCTATATAGACGATAGAGCTATATGCTTTAACGGGGATGCATTAGGACTAATCGAGAAGATTAGAGCTTTTAAACCCTGGAACCAGAATTAGCATTTGACAAAGAAAGAAGGTATCTGATGCAGATAAAAGATATTATAAAAAAATGTCCCTTTTGTGGGAGCGAAGCAACCTTAGAACGACAACCACTTGCATATGCGCCCTTTGATGGTTGGGCGGTACAATGTACGAATGAGGAGTGCTATGCAGCATCTACAGGGATGATGTGGCCATCTCAGGACGGAGCACTCACAGCTTGGAATACTCGTGTAAACTGAGATAGACACTATTAGGATTTGGAGGCTATATGAAAGAGCGGTACACAAAAAAGCAATTAGAGGAGTTGTATCATTGTACGATTTTTAAAGATACCGGTTTTGATGATTCCCATCAGTTCTGGACGGCTCACGGAACTCCTATAGAACCATATGACGAACCGATTTTTGAATATGCTGATGGGTGGACGCTGGATGAATTGCACGAAAATATAAGGGGAGAGATACTTCTTCCCTTCATGACGGGAACGGAAAATTAACGTTTAAAAGATAAGAACTAATAGATAAGAACTAATAGATAAAAACCCAAAGGCTAAGAGTGAAAAAATAAGGATTTCCGGGAGTACCGGGGAAAGGGAAAGATGAAGGTTGTCAAAAAGAAGATACTTTCTAAATACTTTAAAGCAGTAAGAGCCAGAGAGAAAAATTTCGAAATCAGGAAAGACGAGGACAACATCCAAATTGGAGACCTGATTGTTTTGGAGGAATGGGATGATTTTTATGGATACTCAGGCCAAGTGGTTAGGCGTTACGTGAAATATGTTTTAAGAAATGCACCGGAGTTTGGGCTAAAAGAAGGTTATTGTATCATTGGATGGTAATTTAAGATATAGCAAATGTGCGGTGGCGGAATGGGTAGGCGCTCAGAGGGTGAGATACGACTTGATAGGCCCTATGTAAAAAATCGTGTTATGTGGGGTTCAAATCCCCACCCGCACTAAATTAGCATTTAACGGCGGAAAACCGGGAAGGAGCGGTATGTTTTTTTTGCGAAATGTGCGGCAGCGGTGATTGTTGCGAAAGGACAGATATACACGGCGGTCCTATATTATGTGATACATGCTACATGGAGGCTAAACAGGACCAGGAGGACAAAGACGCAATAGAGGAAATCTTTAAGGACAATTGAAAGTTGGAGGATGATATGAAAGGTAAGAAATGCTGGAAGTGCAAGTATTGGACTAAGTATTTTAATTCTAATCAGTATTTCTGTAGTCGTGGATGGTGTAAAATTTAAAATTTTCGGAAGGAGACAGCAATGACGGTATGGGAATTAATCGAACTGCTGAAAAAAGCGCCGCCAGACGATATTGTCCTGGCAGATATAGGACAGGAAGAAAGTGCAGATATATCGGGGATGTTGACAGCATCTGATGTGTTAATAGGGAACGGGACAATCCGGGGGATAACATACCTGAAAATAGAACCATACGAAGATTAAAATTTTCCGACTAAAGAAAAATAAATAGAGGAACATATATGCACAGAATAAAAACTGAGCGGTGGTCACCCGCCAAGATGAATCCACCGCTCCCGTAAATACGTCTGAGTATATTATATCTCACTCAGACGTGAAAATCAATACGAATGAGGAGGATATAATTATGAGTACACAGACAATTAAAGCTGAAATAATCAACAATGTACTGGTAGCAATGTCCTTATATATCATGGAGCAACAGACTCTTACCATTCTGCAAAATGTAATGCAGCAGGAATTGGTAAGGGTAAATATGGAGGAAATAACTACTCTTCCGGCAGAAAGAAAAGATGATATAAGCCAGCGGAATCAGTACATAATACAATTATTCCTGATTAAAAAACGCGATTTGGCAAAAGGAACTAAACAAAACTATCTTAATGCCATACGAAGATTGCTGACAGAGATAAGCACAAAATCACTGGACCAGATGGATACCACTGATATTGATTGGTATTTATCGCGGTATGAAATTAGAAATGTATCTGCCGGGGGAAAGAAAAACCAGCCTAGTACCTATAATAACGAGCGCAGATTTCTGTCAGCATTCTTCGCATGGATGCGCCTTGAAAAGCTTATTACAGATAATCCGGTAGAGTCTATACCAGCTAAAAAAGTACCCATTAAACCAATTGATTACTACAGCCCAGAAGAATCTGCAAGGTTAAGGGATGCGTGCAAAAATATCCGTGAGAGAGCCTTGCTGGAGGTACTTCGAAGTACTGGGGCCAGGATAGGGGAGATTGCAGAAATAACCCTGGACCAGATAGACATGAGAACAGGAGATGTATTAATTCAGGGGGAAAAAGGCGGTAGATACCGTACTATATATTTGGATGATGATGCAAGATATTATTATGGCCTATACTTAGACAATCGGACAGATGATTGCCCATATATGTTTCCGCGTTCAAGGAAACCATATGGGAAAATGACTACTTGCGGTTTTCGAGCCATAATAAAATCCATAGGAAAAAGGGCAGGACTTACATGCAGGGTTTATCCGCACAAATCTAGAAAAACATTAGGAATGAATCTTAGAAATCACGGTGTAGAGATAGGAATTATACAGGAAATTTTTGGACATGCAAGTTCGGAAGTAACAATGAAATTTTATGCTCAGACTGATAATAGAAGACTGCGTAGCATTAGGGAAATGGTGGCAGTATAGAAAGGATGGACATGAGAACCAGATATAAAAACTACAGCGACTATGGTATTACTGATGATGAAGCTAAGCGCATAAAAGAATACTGCCAGAACGCCAGCGTAGAAGATAAGCTTACATTGTTCCAGTGTGCCATATCCTCCGCTCCTGGCCTGGAAGTAGAAATATATGAGAGCCTTGTAGATAACATTGGATATGACAAGCTAAGTAAAAGAAAGAACATACCAATTAAGCGGGATGATTTTTACGGATATCAGAGAAAAACGCTGGATGAATATAGGAGGTTAATGACATTGTTTGGGAGGTGGAAAGGATGATTAATACTGATAGTACTATACGGGTAACAGAGTTTTTATATGCCTTACGATTGGTTATAGAAGCCAGTAAGAAATTAACCGATGAAGATATGGTAATGCTTGAAAACATTGTGGAGAAAATGGAGGAAATAAAAAAATGAAATGCCCATATCGTAAAGAAACAAATTTAATCAAAACGGTTGAAACAAAAAAACCTTTGATACATTTGCTGATTGTTATGAAGATGAATGCAGACTGTACTGTCACGAAACAAAAAGTTGCCTTAGGGCAGAAGCGCATAAAGCACAGATATTTGGTACAGTCAAGTATTCACAATAACGATAAGGTAAAGGGTATAATTAAGTAGAAACAATGGATGGATACGCTTAAATGTGGGGACGATTTACATTAACCACGCATGGTAAAATTAGTATAGGACTATTATACCGCATGGGGTAAAAATATGATTATTAATCTATTAAAAGAATGCTGTGAAAACTGTATTCACATTGACGCAAAAGCAGAAAATATAGTCACATCATACAGAAGTATGCTGGAATCTAATGTGGTAAAGTCTACGACTGCAACTATCTGGTGTGCACACATGGAAGTATGCAAAGAATACCGTGAGGAAGAAAGCAAAGATGAATCTTAGTTCAATCATGAAAAAGCTCCAGCGTGCCATATTGCAGACCAGACTTGTAATCAAGATATCCACCAATCAATTCTACAGCGAGGAACAGGGGCGCATGATAACCATATGGATATTAACCACCCCTGTGCTACAGCAGGATAAGCATGGAGGGTGGAAAATCAGGGATTATGAGATACTGCGGAGTGCATCGGGGATTGAGGTTGTAAAGTGCTTGCAGGAGATATGGGAGGCGGTGAAGGGATGGGAAAAATAATAAAAACTAATTTTGATAAAATATGTTCCGATATAGAATCAGCTGCCGATATAATTATGAATATTGGAGAAAGTGCATCTGTCGCATGGACAAAAGAACAATTAATTGAATGGCTTGAAAGCGATATAGAACAGGATGGCGATTAAGTGGAGCTTACACCGAAGCAGAAAGCGTTTGCAGATTATTACATAGAGTGCGGGAATGCGGCAGAAGCTGCGAGAAAGGCTGGTTACAGCTTACGGACAGCAGACGCAATAGGGCGTGAAAACTTACGGAAGCCTACGGTTTCTGCATATATCTCCGAGCGACAGAAACAGATTGATGATTGCCGCATAGCTGATGCCGCTGAAATACTGCAATACCTTACGTCTGTAATGCGCGGAGAAGTAAAAGACCAATTCGGACTTGATGCTCCGCTGGCAGAGAGGACCAAAGCGGCGGTGGAACTGGCAAAGCGTAAAATAGATACAGACAAGAAGCAGGAGGGCGGCGGGATTACCATTGTCAACAACATACCAAGACCAGACAACAATAAATCTGACTGATGTAATCGCTCCGTCCTTCTATGATGTTCATTGGGATATCCTTGAAGGTAAACATACATATTATGACCTTTACGGTGGGCGCGGTTCCACAAAGTCCTCTTTCATATCCGTTGAAATCATACTGGGAATGATGGATGACCCAGAGGCCAATGCGGTAGTGTTTCGTAAGTACGCCGTAACCATCGGAGAATCAGTATTTGAACAGATACAGTGGGCGATAGACGCATTAGGAGTAACAGATTTATGGGAATCCCGTACAAGCCCATACAGATTCGTTTATAAGCCAACAGGACAAAAGATAATATTCCGTGGACTTGATAAGGCAAAGAAAACAAAGTCAATTAAAGCTAGTAAGGGATACTTCAAATATTTGTGGTTAAACACTTCTGACCACGTTAAACCCATTAAATTCAGGGAAACTCCTACAAAATAGGACAATCCTGAGCAAAGATTATTCGACATAATATTTAATAAATTCATCTTTTATGGTACAATATAATAAACGAATTTAAGGAGAAAATACCATGAAAGAAATTTGGAGAATTATTAAAGGGTTTGAGGACTATGAGATTAGCAATACAGGAAGGGTAAAAAGCCATAAGCATGGCCGAGAAGTCATTTTAAAGCAAAGAGTATCGCATGATGGTTATGTATGGTACAACTTGTGCATGAATGGCAAACAGTACACAAAGCGAGCAAATAGGCTTGTGGCTGAGGCTTTTGTTAATAACCCAGAAAATAAACCTACAGTTAATCACATTGATGGAGATAAATCCAATAACAACGCAGACAATTTAGAATGGGCTACCCGCGAGGAGCAAATGCAGCATGCTTATGCAAATGGCTTAAAAAAGCCAGTTCGAGGATATTTACAAGGGAATCATGTTTTGAGCGAAGATGAAGTGAGAGAAATTCGCAGAATTTATAAGGGACATGATAAAGAGTTTGGAATGAACGCTCTAGCAAAAAAATATAATGTAAGTCCTTCTGTAATTGATAAATGCGTAAGAAGAAAAAGCTATAAGAATGTCGAATAATAATGTGCAACGACTATCGAAAGGTAGGTTATAGAGAAATCTATAACTGAGAACGAGTAGAGTAAGCCTCGAGTGAGGTTGAAAAAGTGGGGTGAGTGGAATTGGTAACAGATTCCATTTACATGATATAGTCTGAACACCATAGTAATATGGTGAGTGTATACGGAAACGGTATATGCGTAACAAAATTGTGAAGAACTGGACGAATTTGCAGGACCGGAGGAAATACGAACTGTTGAACAGTCAGTATTGCGTGGCGGAAGCAAGTTTGTTGTATTTAAATCATTTAACCCTCCTATCAGTCAAAGCAACTGGGCTAATCAGTATGTAAATACGCCGGATGATAGCGCATGCAGGCATAAAAGCGATTACCGTTCTGTACCGGAAGAATGGTTAGGAGAAATGTTTATTGAGCGCGCAGAACATCTTAAGACTACCAATGAGCGGGCATATAACCATGAGTATTTAGGATTACCTGTTGGGCTTGGTACAAATATATTTGACATGCTGGATATACGGACCATTACAGATGATGAAATCAAGGGATACCAAAGCGTTTACCAGGGACAGGACTGGGGATGGTTCCCGGACCCAAAAGCATTTATCCGGGCTGCATACATACCGAACAAGGAAATGGTTGTGCTGCTTGATGAAATGGGAGGCTGCAAAATTCGTAACAGTAAGATGGCGGAGGATATACAGACGGCTGGGTACGATGATTATACAATCTATTGCGGAGTGGATGAAGAAGAAAGCATTATAGACTTCCGTGACGCTGGTTTACCGGCCCGCAGAGCCATTGTAACGCCAGGAAGCAGGAAATATACCTTTGAGTGGTTGCAGTGCCGTACAATCGTTATAGACCCGGCACGTACGCCACGGGCATACAAGGAAATCATAGAATATGAGCATGAGGTTGATAGCAATGGCGAAGTGATAGCAGATTATCCAGATGGGAACGACCACTGGATTGACGCTCTCCGTTATGCTACAAGCCCGTTGTCAATGAGAAGGGGGAACAGTGCATGACAGAATATAGCAAAAAGCGAGTAGGACAATTTCTAAAAAAGTATGTTGATATTTCCCCTGGTCATTCATACACAGAGGAATGCGTTATACGGCAAGGAATAAATGAATTGATATCAAACTGCATCTATACACCTAAAGGATTGCAGAGACAGATATTAAAGGAACAATCGGTATTGTTACCTTTGAGCTATATTGATAATTGCGCAAGATATAGGTGATTAAATGGGACTAATAACATGGGCTAAAAAGGTGATAGGAATGATATTCAAGCGACAGGCAGAAGAAGATTTTAATGTTGAGTCAGTAGTATCCCCGGAGATGGAAAGCAAGATTGCAGAGTGCGCCAATATCTACAGGGGTACTCCCTATTGGGTGAATGCTGACGATAACGTTAAGACAATCAATTTCGCAAAAGCTATTTGCTCAGAGACGGCCCGGCTTGCTACCCTGGCAATCGGAATACAGATTGATGGGAGCGCTCGGGCGGCATGGCTCCAGGAGCAGATTGATAAGATATATTTCCAGATTCGTCACTGGGTAGAATATGGTATGGCCTACGGCACAATCATCCTTAAGCCAAATGGTAAGGGACTGGACATATTCACAGCTATGGATTTTATTATTACGGATTGCGACAATGAAGGTATCTATGGGATTGTGTTCAAGGATAGCTACAGCGAAAATGATAAGTATTATACCCGGTTTGAGTATCATCGGTTTGTCGAGGTCAAGGATGGGGAAAACACCTATTACCCATATTACATATCCAATAGAGCCTATGTGTCTCGCTCTGCAAAAAGTGTGGGGGACCCGATAGCATTAAGTAGGACTAAGTGGTCCGACTTACTTCCAGAGACTCCACCCATACTTAAAGCAAACAATGAGAAAATAGATGGTCCCATGTTTGGCATACTCCGCACTCCACAGGCTAATAATTTAGATATTTCATCACCTTTGGGATTACCAATATATGCCGAGGCCATAGAAGAATTAAAGGACCTTGATATAGCATACAGCCGAAACGTGGGTGAAATATTTGACAGTGAGAAGATTATATTGGCAGACGACCAGCTGATGTTTGGAAGCGGTACAAACATTAAAGGTCGTTATGCTGGCATGAGCAATGAAAAGCTTCCTCATTATGTTAAAAATGTATTTGGAAATGGAACAGAGTCTTTCTATCAGGAGATTGTTCCATCGTTGAATACTGATATCAGAATTACCGGAATAAACAACCTACTCTCATTTGTGGGATTTAAGTGTGGATATTCCAATGGGTATTTTGTGCTTGATGAAAAAACAGGAATGGTCACAGCCACACAGGTAGAGGCTGACGACAGGAGAACCATACAGCTAATCAAGGATGTGCGCGACAAACTGGAAAGTTGTCTTGACGGGGCAATATATGCGCTCAATGTATATGCTGACCTGTACGGACTGGCACCAGCCGGAAACTACGAAATAACATATGATTTTGGGGACATTACATACAACCGTGAAGAGGACCGGGCAAGATGGTGGCAGTATGTTGTGCAGGGAAAGGTGCCGGCCTGGATGTATTTTCGGAAGTTTGAAGGATTATCTGAAGAAGATGCAAAAGCTATGGTAAAGGAAGCACAGCCGAAGGATGGACCTAGGATGTTTGAGGAGGAATAAATTGAGAAGCTTATTAATTTGGATAGTATTCAATATACCACTTGGTCCATTTGCCCCGAAAGTATTTGAATGGTCGATTAGACATAAGGGAAAGAAGGAAGAGTAAATGTTAAGCCCTGATTACCTTGCAAGAATCGCAGAAGGAAGCGAAGAAATAGCCTCACAGCTTCATACATACATTATCCGTCAGATAATAGACCGCATGATGATACGCATAGGCCGCGGCGATGATTACCTGCTCACCTCCTCTGACCGATGGCGAATACAGATATTGCAGGATGCAGGATATCTGCTGGAGGACATAACGGCAGAGTTATCCAAAATCACTAAGCGACAGGAAAAAGAAATCAAAGCGGCTATGGAGGAGGCGGGAATCAAGGCTTTGAAATATGACGATAAGATATACCAAGCTGCCGGACTGTCCCCTATGCCGCTGACGCAATCCCCGGCGCTTATCCGGCTGATGGAACGGAATTACAATGTTACTTTAAATAGCTGGAAGAATATGACAAGGACGACGGCCAATGAAGCGCAAAAGACTTTCATAAATCAGTGTGACAGGGCGTATAATTTAGTTTCCTCTGGTGCTATTTCGTACTCACAAGCAGTAAGAGAATGTGTGAATGAAGTATGCGAGAATGGCGTGAAAATAAAGTACCCATCCGGGCGAGAAATGACAATAGAAGCGGCAACAGCTATGGTAGTAAGAACCGGAATTTCACAAGCGTGTGGGCAAATAACCTTAGCGAGAATGAAGGAAATGGAAGTAGGGCTTTGTTTGGTATCAGGTCACATAGGAGCCAGAACGGGAAGCGGAGGGCCAGACCATACAAATCACTTATACTGGCAATCCGCTGTTTATTCGGTTGACTGGAATAAAGTGGACATATACGGAACAAGAAAGAGGGATTCTACTCCCTCTTGATAGCCTCCAAGTATGCGGTTATTGCCTTATCAAACAATTTGCTTAATGGTATTCCGGTTTCTTCTGAATACGCTTTTAGCTTAGCATATAATTCCTTGTCAATAGATGTAGAAATGGCAGTGCGGTTTTTTAATCCTCTGTTAGATACCATATAATATCCTCCTTTGAGAATAGGATACCATATATTTTTGTTTATTGCAATTACTTTCATTTTGTGGTAAAATAAATTGAAATAAGTTGAAATAAACAAATGAGGTAAAAGCATGGGAAAATACAAAGACTTGACAGGAAAGCGATTTGGAAAGTTGGTTGCTATAGAGTGCATGAGGGTTTCCCAAAAAGTTCTTAAGTGGAAATGCTTGTGCGATTGCGGAAATTATACCTTCGTTAGCGCTGGATGTTTGAATAATGGCAGTACAAAAAGTTGTGGCTGCGCACAAATAAAAGATTTGACAGGGATGAGGTTCGGAAAACTTGTAGCCGAAAAAATTGTCGGAAAATCCAAGAGTGGAAGTAGAAAATGGTTATGTAAATGTGATTGCGGAAATGAGACGGTTGTAGACCAATACCATCTTTCGTCAGGACACACGAAATCGTGCGGATGTATTAACAAAGAATTAAAATACATTCATGGACTTTCGAGGAGTAGGATTAACAAAATATATAAAGGGATGAAAACAAGATGTTACCACAAAGAATGTCCAGAATACTCCAATTATGGAGGACGAGGAATAAAAATATGTGATGAATGGCTTGATGAAGAAAAGGGGTTTTTGAATTTCTATAATTGGTCTAAGAAAAATGGATATTCTGAACAACTTACAATAGACAGGATAGATGTCAATGGAAATTATGAGCCTTCTAACTGCCGCTGGGTGAATAGAAAGGTTCAGATGAATAACACAAGAAGAAATGACTTTATTGAATATAATGGAGAAGTACATACTTTATCAGAATGGGCAGAATTATATGGAATTGGAAACAAGACACTTTTCACAAGAATACATAGACTTGGATGGGATATTCATAGAGCATTAAACGAGCCTATCCATAAAGAGTTTTCACATAGAAAGAAGGTGGTCGAATGAGTGACGCAGTACATACACATTATCCTGATTTCGTAGAAACATGCGGTTGGGGCAAGGTGGACGGTATCTGCGGAGCCCTACAAGGCTAATTGCAGACATAGCTTCGGCCCGTACTATGAGGGGCAAGAGAATCCCTATAAAGATATAATGACTGCCGATAATGTCCGCATGGAGAAGCTAGAGCAGCGCCAGCGGGCATTAGAGCGCCGGGTGCGCAAGACCAAACGTGAGGTCATGGGGCTGCAAGAGGCTGTTGAAAAGTGCCAGGATGAAGCGGCGAAGTTTGAGCTTCAGCAGGCGCTTGATAGAAAGTCTTATCTGCTGTCGCGGCAGAATAAGGCGTACAGCGATTTTTGCAAGGAAAATGACCTGCGCCCGCTGAATGAGAGATTACAGATTGCCAAGTGGAGCCGTGAGCAGGCCGCAAAGGCCAGAGGGGCTGCAAGGCGGTATCAAAATGCGAAAGGGGAATGAATTTGAATAGATGGAAACCATATAACCCTAACCCAGTCCGTAATCAACGTGTAGGTGACTGCGCCATACGTGCAATCTGCAAAGCAACTGGACAGGATTGGGAAACCTCATTTGCTGGTGTTATGGTGGTGGCATGCGAGAAGTCAGATATGCCGTCAGCTAACAGCGTTTGGGGGACATATCTCAGGCGCAATGGATTCCGGCGAAACATTATACCAAACGAATATCCAGAAGATTATACTGTGGAAGAATTTGCGGCAGACCACCAGCACGGAGTGTTTGTTCTTGGCCTTGATGGTCATGTGGTAACGGTTGCGGACGGATTTTACTGGGACACATGGGACAGCGGTCAAGAAATACCAATATACTACTGGGAAAGGCGATAACTTATGGAAACATTAAACTCTATTATGGTTGTATGCGGTTGGCTTATTACTCTTGGAGGCGCAGGAACCGTAATATATAAATTGTTTCACCCGGCATTTAAGCTAAAAAACAGAGTGGATAAATTAGAAATAAATGTGGAAAAGGATTATAAATCTATCCAAGAGATAAGAGATATGCAATCTCTTTTATGTCAGGGAATGATAGCATTAATTGATAATCGTATAACCGGTAACAACATAGAGGGTTTAAAAAAAACCAAAGAAGCTATGATAAAGCATTTGTCAGAAGGTATTTAAGGAGCGTTGCTTTGAAAGTATATGACTTTACGGTGCCAGAGTTAAACTATTTCCGTACATACTGCAATTTCACAAATGATGAGCGGCAGCTATTTGAATTACGTGCACAGAACATGCCACTGGAACAATGTGCAGAACAAATGAATGTCAGTGTGTCCACGGCGAAAAGATTAAGCCGAAAAGTCAATAATAAAATAATTAGAGTATGCTGATACTTGCGTGATACTTTTATAAGTCTTTGACGACCTGTCAAGGGCTTATTTTTTATGGGATAATTGGATTATAAAAGAACGGAGGGGATATAATGCCGCAACCATTTATCAATCCAAACTATCTGAATACATATCCAAACGCATACCCATATCAGCCGCAGATGCAACCACCTATGGACCGATTGCAGCAGCTACAGGCACCATATCAGATGCAACAGCAGACGCAAGTTCCGCAGGTTCCTCAGACGAATCAGGGTATCTTATGGGTACAGGGAGAGGCCGGGGCAAAGTCATATTTAGTAGCGCCCAGCACATCTATATTGCTGATGGATAGCGAAAATGAGTATTTTTATATTAAGACAACCGATGCGGCAGGAATGCCAACACTCCGCACTTTTGAATATAAAGAGATTGTAAATGGTCAGAAAAAGGAATCTGCACCGGCTGAAAATCTGGATGAAAAATATGTTACAAGAAACGAGTATCAGGATTTAAAGGCAAAATATGATGAATTATATGGCCTTTTAGAATCCAGCACAGCGCCAAGCGGAAAGGGGAAATAATATATGAATCCATTATTTAGCATGTTGGGCGGCGGTTCACCAATGGGTGGCATGATGCCTGGAATGGGTGGGGGAAACAACCCAATGCAGATGATTCAGAAGTTTATGGAATTTAAGAACAACTTCAAGGGGAATCCCCAGGAAGAAGTGCAGAAGATGCTACAGTCCGGGCAGATTACCCAGCAGCAGTTAGACCAAGCCCAGCAGATGGCCCAGCAGTTTCAGCAGATGCTTGGAGGCATGAAAAAATAGTACATAAATCAATGCGCATGATTTTGTAAATAAATTTAAAGGAGTAAATATTTATGGAAAGTGGTTACTCTTTAGCGGACATTGCAGCCGCTACAGGAAACGGAAATAACAGAAATGGTGACGGTATGTGGGGAGATTGGATTTGGATTATCGTTCTCTTCCTGTTCGCCGGGGGAAACTGGGGCAATGGCTTCGGCGGAAACGGTGCAAATGGCGCGGGACTCCAGGGTCTTGCTACCAGAGCAGATATCAATGAGGGCTTTGCTTTGAACGGTATAGAAAACGGAATTAGGGGTATCCAGCAGGGTATCTGTGACAGCACATACGCGCTGAACAACACTATCACCAGCGGATTCAACGGTGTTGACCGCAGCTTATGCCAGATGGGATATCAGCTCCAGGATTGCTGCTGCCAGACACAGCGCGCAATTGACGGCGTAAACTACAATCTGGCTACACAGTCATGTGATACCAGAAATACAATCCAGAACGCAACAAGGGATTTACTGGATAACAACAACAGCAACACCAGGGCTATCCTTGACTTCTTGACCCAGGACAAAATTTCCAGCCTCCAAGCAGAAAATCAGACTCTTAGGTTCCAGGCAAGCCAGACTGCCCAGAACGGCTTTATTGATGCAGTTGGTAACACCATCGTTGCACAGCTTCGTCAGCCGCAGCCTGTACCGGCTTATACGGTTCCAGCGCCATATCCATATGCATCTAACTGTGGTTGTGGATGCAATACTGGATGCGGGTGCTAATGAGAAACGAACAGTTTTACGATAATCTTGCTCTATATGCAACTGCATTGCAAATGATAGATTTGCTTTTACTCGTTGGTGACGTTTCTAATAGTGATATATTAGAAGCGTTGCGACAGCAAAATAAGGAATACATGGAGAAGATTATCAACCAAAACAACCGTATATTGCGTATCTTGTCCGAAAAGGACATGTCTACTGAATAGTAGTATTACACACATAGAGGGGTAGGCACAGGCTTGCCCTTCTGTGCATATAAGGAGGATTTTATTATGGCAGATTTTGTAACTGCTGGCACACAGACTGTTGAAGTCAATGGAAGTGTACTGTTTGCAGCAAACCGGGTATATTCCTGTAAT